GCGTCAGCTACACCACGATTCAACCCTAACTGGTCTAGCAATCCTGCTTTTTGAACGTCACTAAGACCATCCATACCTGCTGTAAGATTTGCAACAACTTCAGATAAGTGTAGTAAGTTACCCTCAGCATCAGTTACGACAATACCACTAGCTACCCATTCTTCATTATTTTTCTTTACAGCCCTAGATACATCTCTTAAAATTTGGTTAAGTTTTTCTCCAGCTTCAGCACCTTTAACACCTCTATCAGCAAATGCAGAGAGAACGGCAACTCCCTCTTCTATATCTTTGTTGGTAACTTTAAGGGCTGAACCTGCTTTATTAGTTAGAGCTTCAGAGAACTGTTGTACTGTTGCGTTAGCTAAAGTGTTAGCTTTAACAAGAACGTCAGTAACACGAGTTAAGTTCATTAAGTTTTCTGTAGCGTCATTAACAGTAAGACCTAATGCAGATTGTGCGTCAGTTGCGAGGTCAGTAGCAGTTGCCATATCGAACATACCTGCTTGGGCAAACTTAGCAACCTGTGGAAGTGCAGATATAGATTGTTCAGCATTCAAACCAGCAGATGCTAAAAAGAAATATGCTTCAGCAGAATCAGTTGCAGATATTGCAGTTGTAGTAGCTACTTCTCTAGCAACCCTAGCCATCTGTTCTTGTTGGGCTGTGGTAGTTTCCATGATTGCAAGTGATTGTGTTAACTTGTCATCAAATGAAGTGAATGCTTGTACAGATTCAATAACACCTTTACCAATAGCTAATAATGCACCAGCAACGACTGTTCCACCGACTTTAGCAAAAGTTTTTAATTTATTGGAAGCAATACTAGAGGACTTACCTAACGAAGTCATTTGAGCCTGTGCAAGTTTAGCACCTTGCGTGGCTATCCTAATTATTAAGTCTGCACCTTTACCCAAACTTATCTCCTCTTTTTTGCTTCAGCTTCTGCTATTGCTTGTGCTTTGTTACGTTCTTCTTGTTCCCACAAATAAAAAGTAACCCATTGTGTAAACTCGTATGATGACATTGTAGCGTTAAGTTCGCCAACTGTCATAGATAAATCACGAGCAAGTCTAAAGGTAAAAGAGAGTTCTGGGTTATTCTGGAAATTCTTCAGCTATATCTTGCTGAGAATCACCCCCAACGCCATTCATGTCAGCTATCGCTAAGAATAAACTATCTATGACTGATGCGTCTTTTTCATAAAGCATTTCTATTGCTTCATCATCAAGTTGTGGCTCAATAACACTTGCTTTTAATAATGCTTTTTGGTAATCAAATGCGTCTTTATCATCAGCAGTAGATATACGAGCCAGTTCAACCTGCATTTTTTTCGTTAAACCTTTAATCTTTACTTTTGCGTTCCATTCCTCTATAACAACTTCTTGTATAGGAACGTTAGGCAGTTTATCAATTTTGTTTAAATCTAAAAATTCCATTGTGTCCTTTATTTAATTATTTAGTGAGTTGCTCTTGTTACATCTCCACTAACTTGCATATCAGCAGAGAATCCTACGACATCTCCGACTGGGCTAGATTGTGAATAAGATGTAAGAATGCACTCGCCTGTGTACTTAACAGCTCCACTACCAGTTCCCTCTGGAGAATATTCAAAACTAAGTGTTGCAGATTGCCCTACAACAGCTCCAAGTATTCCGTCTAATGTAGAATCCCAAAGACCACTAATAGAAAGTGTTGCATCTTTCAATCCTACAATGTATGACTTACTTCCATCTCCAAGTGTTGTTGTTTCAGCAACGTCTGCGGTTTCTGGAAAGTCAACAGAGTTAACGTAAGTAGATATATCAGTTAACGCTCCACCTGAATTATCAAGTTTAAAAACTGAATCTTTACCATGTACAAATGCCATATATATCTCCTCTAATTATTTCTTCCAAACCCTACTATAACAGCAAAGGATGGAGTTGTACCACCAACAGTATATTCAACTTTTAAATACCTGTTGACAGTTGTATTTGGGCTAACAGTTTTTACTTCAGCAGTAGTTGTAGTAGCTTGTGTAAAAGTTACTAAATCTACATAAGTAGAATCGTCAGCACTATGTGTTATTTTAACATCAATGGTAGGTGTAGTTCCACTAGCAGTTTCTACTATTAAGAACGCTCCACCACCATTAGCAGTTGAGAGTGTGTTATCTCTAGCAGTACCACTACCAGTAGCAGTAACAGTTGCATTTTCTAATACAGTTCCGTTATATACTCCACTATCAGCTTGTATGTCTAAAGAAGTTGCAACGATATCGCCTACTGCACTAGATACTCCATAATTATTTATGTTTCCCTTAGCAAAAGAACAACCATCAGTTGCATCAACACCATCAACACCTAATACGAAAACCATATCACTACCTCCAAGTAATGGTTGCAAGGTAGCATCAGCAGTAGCGTCAAAGAATCCAGCAACAGAAAAAGTACCATCTTTATTGCCAGTTATGTAAGTCTTACTATCTTTACCAAAGGTTGTAGATTCTGCAACATCTGCTGTTCTTGCAACATCAACAGAATTAAAATATGAACTAAAATTTGTTTGATTTATATAGACTTTACTGTCTTTACCATGTTTAAATGCCATTATCTATTACCTCGTCTACGTCTGCCTGAAGCACCACTCCTACGGCTTCTACGACTTCCACGTCCACTTGAACTTCTTCCGTAACCCATTATTCTTCCTCTTGTTTCGCTAATTCTTGTAATTTATTTTCTTTATAACGTCTATCAACTTTAATAATTATTTCTTGTTCTAACAACCAGTCAACAGAAATTTTTGGTATAGCTTTAGCATCAACTATTTCTCCAGCTTTAATAACTTTATCTTTAATATGTAAATCTTGTTTTACTTCATACATTATGCTATTACCTCTACGATAAACTCTACACCAAGATAATCAATGTTGTTTATGTTGTAAACTCCATAATTACTTGCTGATGTAACTCTAACAGATTGTGCCTGTCCATTCAACGTTGTATCAGATTCTATTTGTGCCTTTACAGATGAAGCTCCACTTGAAGCTAAGTAACCATCTAAAGTATCTTGTGCGTCTTGTGCATCAACTCTACTTACATAAAGATAAACTGGTATCTCATACTTATCAGCACCACGCTGAATAGTTGCATCATAATCAATAGCATCCATAACACCAACGACTGCTGTCGGTGGCTCTACAAAGTCTGGTACGAAGCCATAAACAGATAGAGAACTAATGTTCCCTAAGTTAGAAGCTATTTCTGTGCGAATGTTTGTTAAACTTGCCATTATCTTTTCGGAATCATTCTACCAGCATTCCAAGTAGCAGTAATGCTTAAACCAGCTTTAGCTAATAAAACTTTACGTTCACTTTCAGAATTTTTAATACCAATTTTAAAGAACGGAATGAGTGGCGTACCACGTTGACCTATTGCGTGTTGAACTGCATACGGACTTATACCCTTATCGGCAGACCATTCTCTCAATGCAGAAATCGGTGGATAATGTGGTTTACTTCTACTCCATGGTTTCCTCATATTAACTTTCATATCATAAAAACCATGAACATACAAAGCATAAGGACTACGGGAGAAAACGTCAATACCAATAGGCAGACCACCAACACCGTCAACTCTTTTAAATGTAAGACTTCCTCTAAGGTTACCTTTATAACGTGGTGCTTCTTTTTTAGATTTAGTTACAACAACTTGACCATAAGCACCAAAGAAATTCCTAAGTGCAGTTCCACCAAGTGCATTTAGTCGTAAGCGTTTGTTAAGCTCGTTACCACCACTTACAGAGAAGCTCATAGTTGGTGCTTTACGTAACCCTTTATAAGTTGTAACGCATCAGGGTCTATTTTATTAAACAATTCTTTTTGCCCTGTTTGTTCATTACCAAAAACATTAAAAGGTGTATCTTTACGCTTCCAAAGTCTTGTAGCTTGTATGAGAGTAGCTTGACTAATCGCTTCAGGAACAGCACTCCAACCAAACTTGGCTGTTATTTTAACATTCTTAATTATCAACGGGTCAAAAGTTTCGTTACTACGAGTAGTAAGGACGTGTAATTCAGTTTGAGGATAGTAATACGTAGTATTAGATATTTTATGTACTTGTGGATTAAAAGGTTTTAAAACAAAATCTGTATCAAGCGTCATAGTCTTATCATAAGTACCATTATCGGTTGTATCTAACTCGACAATAAGACCAGTAGTTGTAGATAGGTCATCTATTTCTAAGTAATAAGAATTAATAGGTGTGTAATACTTAACTGTAACAGCATCATCTTGCCAAAAATGACGACCACACATCTTATCTATAAGACGGCTAGCACCGTTTATAGCATTGTCTATATTGTTATCTTGACCAGTTCCAGATAAACCTATATATGCTTTTAAATCTTCTTTATCAACATACTGCGTATGAGCCATTTAAGACCTACTTAGCTTTATTTTCTGTTGGTTTTTTCGCTTTAGTTTCTTTTTTAAGACCGAGTTCTTTAGCTTGTAAGTCAGAGATTTCTTCTCCAGCTCTAGCAATTAATTTGCCTTTAGCCCATCCCTTAGGTAAACCATTTTTACCCTCGCCGACTTTACCATCTTCGTCAATCCATATATCTTTTTTTAAAATCATTGTTTCTTTCTTTCCAGTTTGCATCCCACCCAAATTACTTACGTAGGTTGAATGGGATAACAAAACCATTAAATAACTTCCTTAGAAGTTTGTAATAGAACAGAATGCAGTTGCACGATAGATTGCAAAACCTAATCGCATACTTGCTTTCATCATTACTTTGTCTTTAGTGAAGAAGTCATCATGACTATCAGACATAGCAACTTCCATACCCTCACGAGTGATGATATGTGAAGCTAGTCCTCCACCAAATGTACCAACTAGAACTGTTCCTGCTGTTATAGCAGTTGTAGGAACGACTTTAACACCCCAAATAGATGGGTTAACTCCGTTACCAAACATTCCAGCACCCACGAATAATGGGTCTTTACCAGCATATCCTGCACCAGATGTTCCAGCAAAGTCAGAAGTTACAGTAGTAACAACATCATTCCAGTCGCTAGGATGCATAAGAATTGCATCAGCTTCCATGAATGCGTCTTTTCTAATTTCTGTGATAGCTTGATACAGCTGTCCAATTCTTCCTAAGTTTCCTGCATAAGCACTGAAATCAAATGTATTAATTCCAGACTTGTTCAAGATACCTCTGATGTTTGGAGCTGAACCGTCGCCATTGATTAATTCGCTGTCCAGTCTTAACTGTAACATGGTCTTTAATCTTGAATCTAAATATCCATTAACAGATGCAACGTCAGAGAGCAATTCTTCAGTTACAGGGATAGATACACCAAATTTTCTGATGTTTTCTGTATTCTCTGTAAATGCGATTGCAGATTCTCCAAACGCTCCAGCCTCTGATACTTCAGCAGAGTTGTTAGTGA